GGAAAGGGCATCTTCGTTTTTCGAATGACCACAAAAGCCGTCATCATCATATGGGCAAAACTTGCATGATCCATTCTGGCAAAGTTTCAATGCCTTCTTGATCTCGTCAGGCGTTTTCATTCGTCACCCTCCTGTTCGCCCAATTCCATCTCAACAGTGCAAACAGCTTGCAGAAAGCTGATGGGCCGAAGTAGCTGCACCTGTCGCAACAAACAGCGTATTTCCCCCAGAATGAGAACAATGATCTGCCTATACAGAGCCTGTCTTTTTTCCCGCACACATGGCAGGACTTCAGGTCAACATTGCCCATGCTCAAATCCCCCTCTGCACGCTTTTTGTCATAATATGCGGGCAGTTGATACTCACAGAAACAGCGGAATCCTTCATGAATACCACGCCGTTTTTCGCCTTTCCCGTTATGTACGCTGTCCTTTTAACGGCATCACAAGCGGAGATGTATTCATCCTTGAAGCCGCATACCGGCTCATGTTCGCAGCAGTTGCATTTCTGACTTATTACCATGCACTCACACCCCCGTCAGCTCAATTCATCCCGCTTCACAATGCGGATCATCTTGGGATTGTTCTTGTAGGCAACCTTCACGCGCCCACCGGGCAGCTTTTCCATAACGACAACCTTGTGGCCGTTCCACCAGAGCGTTCTGCCTTCAAAAAGAATCGGTGCCATTGCTTTGCATTCTCCTTTCCAGATAGGGCCTCATGGCAATTTCTGTCCATGTTTTGCGTTTTGGTTTTGACCTTGCCCGGATGACCGGAGGCTTGATCCGTCGCATGATGGCGATTCGGCGCAGGTTGCAGGGCTGGCGGCATGTTTCGCAATCCCCCCCGCATAAAAGCTGCCTGAAATCATCGTCTTTGAGCTTTTTCAGGTATTCCACACCGCCGAGGCACATGCTTTCACACTCTGCGCAGGCCAGCGGATTCGGGCGTTTTGCGCCCGTTGTCGGCCATCCCTCATCACACATCATGGAGCGGATTTCTTTCATCCTCACAGGTTCCACGGCTCCTTCACGGGTGTCATTTCAATGCGGTCATCGTAATACCTGACCGTCTGCATCATCAGCTCACCGAGGCTGCTGTTTTGCGGGATCTGAGGAACAGGCCGACCACCGCAGCAGGTTTGCCAGAGTGCCTGTCCATCCGGCCCGCGTGTGGGCTGAATGGTGATGAAGTTCAGCGGTTCAAAGATCCATATAGAGCCGGATTTGTGCCACATGCGGGTTCCTCCTTTCAGCTTCCCAGCAGTTTCATGGATTCGGTGTTGCTGATCATCTGATACAGCGTGGGTTCCTGAGGCGTATCATACTTGTAATCCCTTGTTTTTTCGTAGATCCATCCAGCCTGCTGTACCGCCTGTTCAGGCAGTCCAAGAAGTTCAGCATCGTTCATCAGCTCCTGCGCCTCCCAGCACAAAGCGCTGATTTTCTTTTTGACCTCGCTGATGGAAGGGGTGAAGGTACTGGTGCTGATGCACTTTTGCACGGCCATCATCACGATATCAGGCGGCATATCGGCAAACTGCATATGCCATACAGCCACAGTCCCCATTGCTTCCTTCTGCGTCATGTTTTTGTAGCTGTGAGGATAGGCAGCCTTCAGGATTGCCAGTATCTTGGTTGTTTCCTCTCTGGTCATGTGTTTACACCCCTTTCATCCATCAGAATACCGAGAAATGGATTTGTTCCGGCCTGCCGGGGCCGGTATGGCACATACTCATTTACATTCCCATTCTCATTATCATTGTCATTAACATTTTCATTTTCATTATCATTGACATTATCATTATCAGTTCGTTTTGTTCCGGCTTGTTCGCCTTGTTGAACAAATTGAACATTTGTTCGTTTTGTTCCGGCTTGTTCGGCGCTTTTGGCTTTTGCTCGGCGAGCTTCGCCGCTCTTGATTCCAGCTTCGGCCCTTCTCCGGCATGTTTCCTCATACTTCGCCTGATTGCGGTCAAGGTCTTTGCGGATGAAGGAAAACGCCATCTTGGATGAAGCTGACAGCTCCGGCACAATGCCCCGGTTCACATAACTGAAAATGGCCCTGAACAGCTGTCCCAATTCCTCATCGGGCAGTTCTTCCAGATTTTCTTCGTACTCCGTGTAGAGGACGAAGCTCTTTTTGTCAGCCACTAGAACCACTTCCCATGTAGTAGCGCTTCACCCGGCACGGTTTCCCGAACTGGTTCTGGACGGTTACCATGTCGCCCTTGATCGGGTATCCGCTGCTGCGGAGGTCATGCACACGCGCCGCCAGCCTTCCAATCGAATACAGGATTGCCGCTTCGCTGTCTGTGATGCTCCCGCCGTTTTCAAAGTGATTGAGCAGCATTTTGCACTGCGTCTGTTTTTCACTGGTCATCAGATATCTCCTTTCTGTCTGTGCAAACTCCTTTCAGTATCAAAGCCTTCAGGATAACGAGCATTGAGCTTTTCAATGTTCATATGCATGATGTTTTCCATGTCCCATCCAAACGAATGACAAATCATCGCAACGTACCACAGTACGTCCCCGACTTCCTTTTTGGCATGCTCAATGTCCAGCGGTTTTTCATGGAAAATCCATTTCTTGATCATGTCATTGAACTCACCAAGTTCACCAGACAGCCCAAAGCACCCATTGATAATGCCGCCGAGGTCATACTTTTCACAGGGTTTGCCGCCCTTCGCCTGCTTGAAAAACTCAATCATTTCATACTTATCAATCAGGCGTTCAGTGCATTTGCCATCGTTGGTGCGCATTGCCATCTTCTGATATTCGTTAGCCTGCATTTCCGTCTTCCTCTCTTGCTTTCAAATCAAAACCGGCTTCAAATTCCCGGTAAAGGTTCATGAAATCTGGCAATTCCATCGTCACCAGAATTTCAGCATGGTTTTTCCTGTGGAATACGGCAGGCAGGGCGTTTTTGCCGCCTGCTTCCGCGTCCCGCTTGGCCTGCGCCATCCAGTCATACAGGTACATTTTTTCTTGACGCTTGGCCTCAATATGGAGGCCAGGAAGGCCAACCACATCAGAAGCGTCACCTGTATTCCCACAATATTGGGCCGTTCTGCGCGTATCGTAGCCGTATTCCCGCAGGCGGGAGGCAAGCTCCAATTCAAAGCGTTTGCCCTTCTGCTTGCTGTTTATCTTCTTCATCCGCTGTCAACTCCCAAAATTCAGGCTCGTTTTTGCTGTAACTCCTGATCGGAAGAAGAAGACCAGCGCTATACTCCGAATGCACAACGATTGCATCTTCTTCCCCGTAGATATCCAGAAACAGGGGCCTGCCACGATCTTCGTGGCTCTTGATCACGCGCTTCAGAAGGCTGGGATTCAAGGCAATGGTGATGCTTTTTGCTTTTTTCTGAGCGTCTTTTGCAATCTTTGCGTGATTCACATAATCGTCCACATCAGGCGTTTTGTAGAAGGTTATTTCATCGCCGTCAGAAATGCTTGTTTCATGATCTGAGAAGCAAATCTCAACGGTTTTATCTTTCTTCACCTTTTTGCGCGGAGGAATAAGACCTTTGCAGGCAACACCTTCGCACTCAAAACGGATCTGAGACATCACAAAGCCATCAAGCGCAGTTGCGCAGCCTTCGCCCTGCCCGTTGCACTGGATTTCAATGAACTGAAGCTGCTTTCTCACATCGTCCTTTGAAACTGCCGGAGAACAAACCCTCATGATTTCGTTGAAGACTTCTCCCTCAATGAAAATCTGTTTTGTCATTTCACTCATGTTTTGTCGCTCCTTTCATGTCCCCGCCCCGCCGAAGCAGGGCGGGAAAGTGTTGCCTTTTCAACCGCCCATATTGGGCATGATGCATTCCCAATCCCAATCATCAAATTTAATTTCATCATTTTTGATCAACTCGCCATTGATGATCTCAATGTACTGAGCGAACTCCATGCCTCTTTCAAATCCGATGATTTTGATGTCAACGCCGTATTTTTTCGCCTTTTCCACATATGGCGTAGCATCAACACCCCATGCTGCTCTGAAGTCATCAATGCAAACCGTATGTACATCTTTCAGCTCATCTTCACCGCCAATGTAGAAGCTGAAGCCTTTACCACCAACAAAGTTTCTTCTGGTGTCTTTGATATACATATCAAGGAATGCCCAGTCCTTTGCCTGTTCCGGCACTTTGGCATCCACTTCGCAACACTCATACACGATCTCAGGAGCGCATGTGCTTTGACCACCAAGCAATCCTTTTCCTTTTTCATGCCCGACAACCTCAAACTCGTTTTTTACAAAATCCAGAATTGCTTTGCCGGTTCCGCGCAGTCTCAGGTTTCCTTCACACCAGTTAGGCATAGTTTTCTTCCTTTCTTATCTGCTGTTGGAGGACAGGAATTCCACTTCATCAGCGGCCACTTCCATGGAGGCGCGGGGCGTGCCGTCATTGCCGGTATAGGCATTTACTGATACTGAGCCAAGCACGGCCACCCTGTTTCCTTTGGAAAGGTGCCGGCTACAGACATCAGCCAGACCGCGCCAAGCGGTCACACGGAAGAAGTCCGCTTCGGGCTGTCCTTCGGCTTTCCTGCGCCGGTTGACGGCCACAGTGAAGGTGCAGGCATTCACGCCCGTGGACGTGGTACGCAGTTCGGGATCTTTGGTCAGGTTGCCAATGATGTGCAGCTTATTCATCAGCCGTTCGCGCCTCCAATCACTTCGCCGGTTTCTTCGTCAACGATTTCAGCAAATTCCGCTTCGATGATGTTTTCGTTGGGGACATCGTACATGTCATCGGAAATGCTGGATTTGACCACTTCATCCTGCACGGCAGCACGCACAAAATCCGATTTCAGTGGGGCGTATTTCAGCACGCGCTTCAGCACGGTCTTTTTCGCCATTTCCTCAAAGCTGGTTTTCCACGGAGAAAAGGCGCTGTTGTAGGCCTTGCTGTACTTGGCGGCGTGCTTTTTCACGTCCTCCATGCTCATGACCTCATAGCCGAAACCGCCGCTTTTGGTCTTGAAAACAGCGTATACCTTGACGGGTTCGCCCCGGTTGCTGTCTGCCGGTTTATGCACCAGCTTCGGTTCGAGACCGTATTCGCAGGAGAATTCGTCATTCTCATACACCACATGCGCCTGAATGCTTTCCACCTCGCCGCTGCGGTATGCCAGATCAATCAGGCCCTTGTAACCCAGCTGGAACTGCGCCTCCATCACACCCTTGTTGTTGTAGGGCAGCACATAGGCCTGTCCGAGCGGGGTGTTGACTTCAAGGCCAAGCTGGGCGCTGGTCATCATCGCGCCGAGGAAACTGCCCGGTGTGCAGCTTGCAAGCTTCGGATTGACCGAAATAGCGGAAAGCACAATCCGCGTGAAGCGCTCCGGGGTGATGACCGATGGCAGAGCCTTCTTGATCTCGCCTTCCATGCTCTTGATGTACTGCTGCATGCTTTTCTGCTCCGGCTTCTTCTGTGCCGCAAGCTGAGTCTGAATCTTTCCTTCCATTGGTTATGCTCCCTTCTGTTCCGTCACACGGAAAACCCGCGTGCTGGTTTCCTTGTAGTAGCCGGAAAAGTCCATTTCCCGGTGGTCGGCCATGAATGCCTTGCTGTCAAACGTCCGGCGCGTCTGAGACTTCCAAGAGGCTTTGAAGCCGTCGCACTCGCCGCGCTCTGCCTCGCCCATGAAGGCCTTGACGTTGTTGGCCGCCGCATCCCGCTGGTTTTCCAGTTCCCTGATCTGCTCACCAAGGGAGAGATACCGTGCCAGCTCTTGACGGTAGATGTAGAGGTCAACGGAAGAAGAATTGCTTTCGGGATAGATGGTTTTGATGGCCTCGGTTGTGGCCTCCATGCCGTCAGCTTCAGGCGGGGTGTCGGTTTCCACCAGATGCCAGAAGTCCCTTTCGGCCTCCATCAGGGCCTTGATTTCATCTTCATCACGTTCCAGCACGAACCACTTGAATTCCCGGTTGCCGATCAGCACGGCCAGATACCAGCGCTGTTTGCCGGTGATGGCCAGATAATGAACCATCTGC